GTCCACATCTTGCGTAGTCCATGTTGATATGACAAGTCGCATGTTGCGCATGCTATACCAATTATCACGCAATGTTCGACGAATGACTTAGTGAATCCTACTCTGGCTTGATGGTATCCGATACCGCCTAGTGTACCTAAAGCGGTTGAGGCTGATGCTGATGTTGCTATTGCGTTTACTTTGATCGGTGCTGATCCTCCACCCAGATATTCGGGCCTTTGAAATCTTTGGTCTGGTGTTGTTACGTTGAAGTGTGCCTGTAGAATTTCTACATAGCGAGCACCCGATCTTGCATCTCTCTCTAATAATCTCTGTAATTGAAACGCTTCTCTTATACTGTTAATGCTTGCCGCTGTAGCTGTACTTAAATCCGTATATAATGATTGTGCTTCTGTTGTTGACGTAGCAGAACCCTGTAAATATCCGGGTGTTGCTAATAGATGATAATCCGAATTTACTGTTGAGTATGCTCCCATATTTGTACTATTTGCGGCATCATGGGCAACTGGAGCACGTTCACCTAATGGTAAATCTACTTCTGTTCCTACTTGTGGCCAAGGCAAGCAACTTGTGAAATAATCTTTACGTTTTCCTCGCCTTAATAATACATAATCGGTATCTGTATCGGGCCCGTCTCCTAGATCTACTTTTACACTATCTTGTAAATTACTATCTCTGAACCATGAATTATATATCAGGTTATATGCTCTAAAGTGTAATGCGTTTAATCCTAAATCTGTATCCGAAACTCCTAGATTATCTACTTCTGGCGGTATTCCCATGTAGTCCGCTAAACTTTCGTAAGCATGTCCGCCTGATGGTGTTGTCTGCAATGGGACTGTGTAATCGGTTGAACTGTCTGGATCAGGATCTCTCTCGCCCATGAATCTCTGCCAATTGGTCCACAATAATCTGTTTGGGACGGCAAAGAAGAAATAATCGATTCGAATATTATCCATGAATGGCGTTTCGACTACTCTCGGCGCGATCCTTGCAAGGGAATTACAAGTCAAATTTAAGGAATCACCAGGAAGAACTTCGTCCACATAGATTGGTATCAAATATCCTGAATCATAGCCGGTCTTGTGTGAATGACTTCTATTGAATGTTGATCTTCGGATATTGGCGGACGGTAATTTGCCAAAATCCTTTTTCATTACTGATCTGTTACCTCGATGTTTTGTTCTCATGGTATCTTTCCTATTTTAACAACTACTAGATCCTTATATGTTAAGCTGGATTGGTGTCAGTGGGGACATTAGTAAAACAAGCTGTATTCTAATGTCCCTATTCTACCGGTGGCTCCTCTGGAGGCTCTGCTGGCTCCTCTGGGGGCTCTACTGGCTGTTCTGTAAGGTCTGGCTCTATTTTTTCGATTAAGCCCATTAGAGCCGCTTCAGTGGCGTTTTCTGGATCGTTGATAAAATCAATCATCTCTCCAGCATCATTATTGAATCTTCGTCTTATTTGAGATGGTAGTGCCATGAATTCTTCCTCGGCTTGTATGAGTCTATTCTTTAATCCATGGAAATCTGAATATCCGCTAAAATCTCCATATCTTGCTATTTTGTCAGGTCTGTTCAAATGACCTGTCAAATGATATTTTTCCATTATTCTATTGATATTAACGTTTTTCCTGTGACTCTGCTCTGTCTTTGAGGGGGTATTTATTCTTTGAGTTACTCTCTTGGAACCATTCGTTCTCTCTGTTATCGTGATCATTTTGATTACCTTCCAATAAGTTTTTAAGTAATTCGAGAAATGGTAAAGTGAAGCGTATTATATCCAATATGTTTTTTACTTTGAATGCCATATTATTACTCCTCCTTCTTTTCAATGAGCGAAGTAACCTCGCACAACAGGGACGTCGGGTTAGCAGGTACAATCTTAGCATCTGAATCATCGTATGTTCCTATATTGTAGATTCTGTAATCTTCTGGAAATCTCATAAGACTTGGTGTTGCTTCTACTATTTCTGTATATCTCCTTCTAGCGTGTGCATCATTCTGGCATAGAATTGGTTGATGATAAAACTTCGTTTTTATGTCCTGCATTGCATACATCTGATGAACCATTTTCATAATTCCTTTCTAATCTTTTGACTTTTTTTTGTAATATCCGTCTTTTTACATCTAATCTAGCCAGCGTCTTTTCACTTTTGTTCTGCGCTCCTTTCAGTTTACGTTTATATTTGAGATACTCTTGATCTTCCTCCTCCAACACTCGCGTGTAGTAGGAAGGCGTCTTATACTTTTTCCCCTTATAAGTGCAGTAATCCTTCGGGAAAAAGTCTCCTTTGAACATATCAACCCAAGATCGGCCAATACCTGGCCTATTCGACATGGTTGCGTATTCAGGTAACACGTTGACTTGCTCTCCATACTCGTTTGTTTTATAGAAAGTAGCCTGTTCCTCTCCACTCGTAATTTTTTTAATAACGTAGCGAGCCGCATACGCTGCGCTCTTAAATGTGATTTGTCCAATTTCGACATTACCTTTCTCCCATATTTCATTTAGTCCATCGGAAACATATACGGGGTCGCCATTTCTGATAGCGACCATCTTTTTGGTAATTTCCTTTTTTTTGGTTTGTCCTTTAGGAATACAGTCCTCATCTCTCCAGTCGAGTCCAAATAAACATACGTGATGGTGTGGTCTACCGAAATCTTCTCCATATTCTCCGACTTGGTAGTATCTGATTTTTCTGTCATTATATCGCTTCCTTAACTTTTTTATGAATAGCGTAAAATGATCAGGTTCTAATGATCCAAAGTTATTAAGGTGTTCATCGTCATATGTCAAGGTTAAAAATGAATTTTTTTGGTGCATCTGGCTTTCGTGGCATATTCGTAGTGCCCAATCTCTGCTTTTTTCGATTCTACAGCCTATACAACGTCCGCACGGTAGGTTTATTTTATTATATGAATTTTTTTTAAGTTCCTTTTCATTGAATGTTATCTGTTTTTTTCCTGTCTCTGTCCGTACTGTTTGTAGCTGGAATCCTTGGATTGGGGCAAAGCACGTCATATATTATCCTATCCGCCATGGGAACAGGGGCTACCAGATACCTGCGAAATTCGGCCTCCGTTAGGGGCCCGCAAATATCTGGCCCTCTGTTCAATGGCTAGTTTTTTATAACCTATAACCACCCCTTCTAGGGGAACGTCTGGTATTACGACGATGACTCCTGCTAGCTGTTCGCCTGAATAAACTTTTTGATCTGCGTCTTGACATTCTTCTGCGTCTCATAGTGGCTCCTTTCTATTTCGTTTGCATAAGTGGATCGCCAAACCACTCTACTTCCTTTCTTGCTTCCCTTTTAATATCCATTTGTATCTGCTGTAATTCTTCATTTGTTAAAGGCTTATAATTACCTCCTTTCCTTTTTCTTTTTCTTGCATTTACTCTCGCTCGTGCTGCTTTGGCACTGTTATCTGCTGGTTGTGATGGCATCGCTTTACTTAATAATGTTTGTATTGCGGCTATTAAGCCGCCTTGCTTGTGTACTCTATTACCTGCCATTCCAGCGACCATCGCTTCAAAGGCTTTTGGGTGAGCATCTAACCAATCTACTAATTTTTTTTGTATTTTTGCTTCTGCTTCATTTAAATCTGCTTCTGCTGATACTTTTCTCGCTGAACTTGTAGCATATTTTGAAGCCGCAAATTCTTGTACTCCTTTACCTATTGTTGCTGCACTAGTGCCTTGACCTCCTGAAGGAGTTGAAGCCGGCCCTTTTATCAATGCTAATAATGGATTAAGTCCAGCAGCTTCTAAATCCTTTACGGCTCTCTGGTATGCAGTATTGGACATTCGTTCCTGCCATGCTCTGTTGAAACTTGCTTCGTCTGACGAGAAATTTTGTGCCTGCAATGCACTACCGAAGCCTAATGCTGATCCTGCTATGTTTGTACCAGCACCGAATATGTCTTTTCCGAAGTCTGCTACTGAACTAAATGCGCTGCCTATATCGAAGAATCTTAGATTGTGTTTTGTTAATTGCATATATCCTCCCATTAGAAATGATCGATCATGCCCGGAATTCCATACGTAGGAAGCGGTCTGGTATGATAAATCTGGAAATAATGATCGGCGAGCACTTCGGGACCATAAGGCCCTGTTGATATTACTCTGTATATAGGTGGATTCTCTTCAATGAAATCAGCGTTTAATGGTGGTGCGGAGTCTGTGCCTGCTCCTGTAGGATCACCGTGATCGATAGCCAAATGCCACGCATCTAACGACGATCCGTGTGTTGATCGAAGCGCGCCTGAAATAATTGAATTCATGTGCCTATACTCGGCGTAACGCTCCTGATAACCCCAGACACGCTCATTGTCTGGTGTTCCAGTTGCTCCTGTATCGTCGGTTGAATCTACTGCGAATATTTCACGGTTTAAAACTTCTTGCTCGCCCAGACCGGCCAAACTAGGCCAGTAATAGTCATATTTCGTCTGACGTGTCCACATCTTGCGTAGTCCATGTTGATATGACAAGTCGCATGTTGCGCATGCTATACCAATTATCACGCAATGTTCGACGAATGACTTAGTGAATCCT